ACTTAGGTTGTCAGAAGCCACAGTTTCAACAAAAATAAATTGCACACCGATGTCAGAAGCAGTAACTGCTGGTAGTGTGACTGTAGTAGCCTCATCTTTATCAAATAAAATTACTGCTCCGTTTGCAGAAGTAGTAAGTGTAAGAGCAGCATCGTTCCAGTCAGTGTAGGTTGTTTGACGAATTACTTGTTTATGGTCAGCGACTGCGCCATCAGTAGTAAAGTTACCGCTAGAGTCAATAGTTGATTTTGTAGTCTCCACGCCAGTATCAGCGGCTTTAGAAATTACTTGGAAACCGTTTTCGGAGCGTACTGCTCCATTAAATGTAGTATTAGCCATAATATAGTTCTCACATGTGAGTTAAAGCAAATCTGTCTACATGTCGTCAGTCGGGCCTGTCAGATTCACCGGATTGTTTCCCGATATAAAAAAGAACATATCACAGTATCTGTCTTTACGTCAAACATAAAAAAGGGAGCCGAAGCTCCCTTAGTAAAACACGTTACCTTACGCCCCCGGAGATCCGAAGATACCCAGTGGATCAGAAACGCCAAATGAATAACGCTCACGAGCTTTATAACGACTGTTACCAGTGTCAAAGTCTGCATCCATAGATGTAGCCATTGGGGAACGAGTAAAGTGCTTTAAGCCGTTAGGCACGTCAGTCATCAAGAACCACGCATCAGTATCGGTTAGATAATGATTAATCGCGTATCCTTGTGGGATAGCGCCGTTGTTGCGTAGAGCATTGATGTCGTTGTCCGCAGTGGCAACACGCCCCTCAGTCTCAAGCAAACGAGTTGCAACAAATTGCAAGTTTGATGGGATAATGAGTTTTTTAGGCTGTGCAGCGATCTTCAAACCACGCTCATCAGTCCAAGCGCCAATCTGAATAACAGAAGCTTCTAAAGAAGTTTCGTTAAGGTCAGATGCAACCGTTGGACGGTTTGAGTTAGTTCCGCCGCTAACTAGAGGGTGATCGGTAGCACAAAGTACTTTTCCGTCTCCATAGGTAGTAGTAGCAAAAGCATTATTTAGAACTGTAGCCGCTTTAACTTGCTTGGTGTAAGCCATAGCGCGAGCTAATGCTTTAGTGTAACGAGCAGATAAGGAGTCATACAAATTATCTTCGATTGCTTCCTCAGTAATTGCGAAACCCATAGCAACAGTTTCATGCGTGTATCGTGCAGTGAAAGCTTCTTGCGCGTTATCGTACTCAATTGCAGAACCTTCTGACTTGGTTGGGGCAGAGCCAAAACCAGACAGTTTAGTTTCTTCTTCAAAAGAACGGTCAGAGTTTTCAGTCTCGAAAATCTCTTTGTGCTCTTCGCCATATTTAGCGTACTCCAAACCAAACAATGCGTTTAATCCGGGGAGTAGCTCTTTAAGTAATTGACTTCTCGAAATAGCCATATAATTATTCTCCTACAATGCCGGTACCCATTTGATGGTACGGTAGGTTAAATTTAACTAAAACATCAGTCTTAGCGTCTCCAATGGCAGAACCAGTCTTGGTTACAAAACCAATTACTTTAAATGCCTTAGTAGCGGTAGCAGTAGTAGCATCCAATGCAACATTAGACTTACCAGTAGTCGTATTTACAGAAGTAGTTGCATGCTGTGCGCCAGTCAAAGGAGCGTTATGTCCCAAAGCAGTCTGAGCAATAGCTCCATCAGCCTGTACTTGGAAGGTTACACCGGGGTCAGTTACCACGTAAGCAGTAGCGTTAGCAGTGCCTGAGGGGTAATACTGAGCAAAAATCAACTGCCCTTCAGAATTGACGTATTCACAACCAACAAACACACCTAGAGCGCCAATACTGCTGCCCCCCAAATTGTTAGTAGTTGCATCTGCGCCAGTACCAGAAGCGAGTTGCACATATCCTGCATTTATTTCAACAATAGAACCGTAGCCAATGTTCTGAGCTACACCAGCAGGAGTAATAAGAAAAGCATCACGGGCACCTGCATAAGGTGTACCGTCAGCTTTACGTACGGGGACAAGCCCGTATGGGGAAGCTGTAGCAGCCATAATATCTATCCTTTATAAAAATTAAATTAAGTTCCTTTACCAAAGGTAACTTTCGTTTTCCGCTCATTAAACAGCGGCATACGAGCATCACTCTCTCGCATAAGGTTGTTATCTACAGATTCTATTTGAGACTTAGCTTGTCCCTCATAATATTCTGTACGTTCGTCAACCATTTCGCTAGGAGCTTTACATAACATTAATCCACCAATAATTACATTATCTTTAAATCGATCATTTTCAATTGTAACTAAAGTAATTTCTGGGTGGTTTGACGCTTTTACAGGCTCCCAACCTTCACGTAACTTTGAAGAAACATTAGTGGCATCGGCACTGCCTTGTGTAGCTACTCGAATCCAACGGTAAGCGTATCCAGCTTCAGGTGTAGGGGAAGGTAATACTTCTGGTCTACTCCAAGCTTGTTTACGCGTTGTTTTTTCACGGGTTTCTAATTCACGGTTTAATCTGTTCTCAGCCATTATATTTTCCTCATCTCTTCAGCAACCTTTTTGGCGTATAAATCCAGTGGAACTCCAAGTTTTTTAGCAATAGCTACTTGTGTCTGCGTTAATTTCACCTTTTTAGGTGAGGTGCTCCGCGTAGCGGGTGCAACCACATTTGCTTGCCGTTTCGTCTTTGTTACTGGCTCATCCCCGAAATTTTCGGGAAACACTTTCTGCATACGAGTATTAATAGTCTCGTAGTATTCATCACTAGCAGGGTCTACACCCTCTTCAACAAGTCGTTCATGCAGCCCCATAGCAAAACCTGTCATTTCTTTATCAGAACCAAACCACGGGTTATTTTCTGCCCATTCTGAGGCTCTAGAGTCAACAACAGTTTTGGGAGCGGACTCTTGTGTAGGTATTTGTACCTCATTCTTTTCTTCTTGTAAAGGCTCAGCTTTAAAATTAGATAACTTATCTGCTTTTATTTTGGCATTAGTTAGTTTTTCTTGCGCCTCTATTAATTTATCTGCGTCTCCAGCTTCATACGCTTGTTTGTATGAACGTTTGGCAGAAAGCATTTCTATAGCTGAGTTTTTCTTAGCTTGTTCAAGCAACGCTTCCTGATTTTTTTCTACATTGCTTTTTAGGTTTTTGTTTTCATCAACTAACTTTTTAGCAAAACTTTCTAGCTCTTGTCGTTCACGTAAAGCCTGTTCTTTAGCCCTACGTTCATCGTGATAACCTTTGCTAAAATGTTTAATACGATTTTGAACTTTTTCAGAATAATCTTCTAACTCTTCGTCCGTAACATCTTCAGGAGGTTTAGAAGGTGTACGATTTCTATCTGCTTTCGGAGTATCATCTACAACTTCAATTTCCAACTCTTCTTCCTTAGGTGTTTTTTCGACAAGTTTTTCTTTAGGTTGTTTACCAGATAAATCAATCTCTACCGCAGTAGATTTTTCTACTTCAATTTCTGGTTTCTTATCCTCAATTTCATCAGGAAAACTATACTCAACTTTTTGAAATCCCATGTTATTCTCCTTACACTCGTGTAACGCCACGAGGATCGTTAACTATTGCTTCAACCGAGTCATCATTCATTAACCGATACTCGACACCACCTACTTTAAATCTTGTTCCTGTGTTAGCACGAAACATGACATAATCTCCTACCTTGCACCAAGGGCCATCAGGGAAACGATCTTTATCCGAGTAAGCTTGTCCACCTATATCTAATACAAGTCCAATAGTAGACATAATATAATCGTGATGCATTTCTTTACTTGATTTGATAATTCCGCTATTGCCGTAAGTATCTTCTACCTCAGGCATTGCTATCAAAATCCTATAACCTACAGGAATAGGTATTTGATGTTCTAACTCTTCTTCAATTACTTCGGGGTTTGGTGTTAAATCAGTCATTGTCATCATCCATATAATTTCGCGAAAGGTCTTTTACGAAAGATAAGCTAGTTTGAAGACCTCGTATCAAACCAACCACTTCTCGATAGTTCGCGTAATCTGTAGCCGAACCATTTTCAAGAAACTCTTTTGCTGAGAATGTAGCATCCTCGATTTGTTTTGTTAGCACGTCAAAGACGGTAGTAGCCATACTTATTCCTTACGTTTGTTAGTAACCTCTCTCATAAGATCAAGGTCAAGTTTATTGCTAGCCACTCTTCTGTCCGCAGCTAGTTTTGCGCCCGCTTTCTGGGCATCTATTTCCAACTCTTGCCTATCAAGCTTGAGTTGTTCTAGATCTATAGTTGCATCAGCTTGATCCTTTTGGGTCTTTCGCTGAAGTTCTGCTTGTTTAACTTGCATATCGGCTTGATCTTTCTGAGCCTTACGTTGTACTTCTTGTTGCTTAACCTGTAGTTCTGCTTGTTGTAGCTGGAACATAGGATCTTGCTGTTGTGCTTGCGCTTGTTTTTGCGCTGCTTCTTGTTGATGTTGTTGAGTAAGCTGCTTGCCACCTTCGGCAACGAGCCGTGCTAATTGAATCTCAATTTCTTCTGGCAACTCTTCGTTTGGTGGTGGTAATGTAGCGCCTAACTTTTCTTCCATTTGTTTACGGTATCTAAACCCAAGATGCTCTGCGATATGCGCATTTAGAGATGCCATAATCTGTTGTGCTTGTGGGTTTTGTCCAATAGTTTGTGCGACCATAGGGTCTTGCATAAACGCTTGGTGCGTAGCAATGTGTGCTTCGTGGTCTTGATATAAGAACGCTTTTATGGGGGTACCAGTTAGCGCGTTCATATTTTCGCTTACAGGATCTGTAGGTGCTGTATCGTCTTTTGTAGGTACAAGTTTGTCTGCGTTCTTTATACCCATGACTTCTATCATTTGACGATGCAGTTGCGGCAGATTATATATCTGCGGAGCTTGTTGAGACATCTGCAATACAGCTTGATACTGTACTACACGTTGAGCCATAGTAGAGCTGTTAGGATCACTAACAGGTATTACATCAACCATCATATAGTCTGCTTGACGCGCAGATATTTCACCTCGTGAAGGCTGGTAATCATATTCTTCAGGAGCGTATTCCGCCATTATATTTTTAAGCATTTTAAACTCTTGCTTCATGGCATAATGAACACGAGCTTGTACCGCAGCCATAGGTTTTAGAGTTCTTTCTAACAACGCTAGTGTAGTTCCCACAGGAGCATTAGCAGACATATCAGATATATCCATATCACTAATAGCACCTAGACGGCGGCCTTCAGTAGTTATTTGATTAAGTAACGCAAGTAATGTTTGGCTTGGTTCTTTGTATGGAAGCGGCATTATATTCTCTCTAATGCTGCCAGATGGTACGTCTACATCTTTCCACTCTCCCGGCTCTATAGGAGTATCATCGCCTTTAATTCGTAGTCCGCGAGCCTTCAGACCCCCCGGAAGATTTGACAATGTACCAGCATCTACTAGCTGTCGTATGAGCGAGGTTCCTGCTCTAGCATACCCACCAATTATGTGGATCAAACCAAGACCGTAGAAACCAAATCCGGGAATATATACATAATGTACAAAGTGTTGACGCTTTAACATCAACTCGTCATCTTCGTTCCAATTACGTCTTATAGACAATATTTCGTTAGATCCACGCTCCATAGTAACAATGTAAGGTTTAGCTACATCATCGCCATCATCTAACCCATCAATAGTTAAATCTGCATGTATCTCATATAAAGAATAACGATCATCATCTGTTAAAGAAAAACCACCGTCTTCAGCTTTCTTTTCTTCAATGTCAGTATGAAATGATTCTGGTTCACCTAAATCTATATCGCGGTAAAAACCACTTAATTGTAGCTTACGTATGTCGTTTTTAGTCTTACGCATGACATGAGTTACACGTTCGGCAGACTCTATATTAGAAGCCCCATAAGGCACAATAACGTCTTCTGCTGGAACGTATACAGCTACTTGCCTACCAATGTTAGGGTCAAAATAAACCTTCTTAAACGCTGATCCTGCAAGTCCTAGACTATACAACATACGCTCATGTTCAGGACGATACTCAACCATTTCTTCAGTTAGTTGGTAATTCATGTCAGCTTTAACGCGGTTAGCAGCTTCTTCTTTTTCTTTTGTTTCTTCGCCTAGTATTTTTACTCTTACAGGGCCAGATGAGGGAAATGTCTCACTCATAGTCTCCGCTTGAAAACGGATAACTGCTTCAGATAGCACAGTAGAGTTTACTCCACAAGCACCATCCCAAGGTTCAGTACGCTCTTCGTACTTAAATCCTACAATATCCAACCCTTTGACGTATGTGTCAGCCCAATCTTTTCGGCTATCTACATCAGAAGATACCATTCCTGATAAATCATCAGCTAACACAGCTAGTACATCTTCATCTAACTCTTCAGCAATATTACTACTAAAACTTCCCATGATGTTATTTGTAGGTAAAATAGTAATTTCTACAGAACCATCATCTAAAGTAACCATGTCGGGATTTACAATTTCAATTTCTAGTTCTTGATCGACCGTTTTATCTGCCGATGCTATATCTATTTCTTCTTCTATTCCTTTGGGAGCAGAATATATACCTTTTTCAATCGCCATGACCTAGCCTCTTAATAGTAGCCGCCTCTTCGCTGCTTAAAATATTGAATATCTTCTGGCTCATCCGTAGGTAAACGTACAAACCCACCTTGTCTAAACCTCATTAATGCCATTACAGTAGAATCTACCAAGTCATCGTGACTCATAAACGGAAACCCCGCTATCTCTTCTACCACTTCTTCTGCCCATCTAGAGGGCGGAACCCAAACTAACCCTGATTGCACCATGTCAGATACGGAGTTTAAACGTGCTAACTTATCCCCCGACCCTCTATGAGGAGTGTACTCCGACACAGGTAATCCCATTCGTCGCATTTCTTGATACAATGCAACACCAGAACTCTTTTTTTCTACTATAAACGAGTCTGGTTCCCAATCTGTATACTCTTGC